AGGAATGCACAATTGTGCTAAGAAGGTCTGCCATGAACAGTATGGTGAAGGTGAAACCATCTTCGGTCAACATGCTATTCCCGATGAGAACGGTTTCGTCTCTCACTACGATGTTCAGTTTGAGCATGGTATTGTAGAGAATGTATCTGTAGAGGATCTAACAATTCTTGAAGATTACAAGGTTCATGAAAATCATGAGTATGAAGGTGAGAAGATTTCTGAAGGTCCTGAAGAATATGCTGGTGGTCAGCACCCAAGTAAGCATCCTGACAAGAAGGTTAGGGATAGATATGAAACTCAAAGAAGGAGAGCAGAAGCTCCTAAAGGTGTAGGAGTTCCTGACAAGTCTAAAGGTTATGGTGGAAATCCAGCATATGCTCCAGAATCTGTAGATACCTTTGATATCATCAAAGGTCACCTAATCGATGAGGGTTATGCTGATACTGAAGAAGCAGCTCTCGCTATTATGACTAACATGAGTGAAGAGTGGAGACAGAGTATTGTTGAGGGATGGGCAGAAGTTGGTGCCAATGTCACTGACGCTCTCCCCTGGAACCGTAACACTAAGTACACCACTCAAGGTGAACTCCGTAAGCCTGGTGAAAATGTTTATGGTCAACAAACTGGTAGAGGTTTGAATGTTCAGACTCATGCGGTGAAGAAAGATGGTAAAAATAAAACTACACCTCCCCCACTTAGACCTGCACCACTAATTCAACAGAACATACCAAGTGGAGTGTTTCCCCCACTCATGCCTAGACCAAGAACTAAACCTAGACCTGATAGAGGTAGAGAGTTTTCTCATGGCAGTTGAGCAATAAGTAATCCACTTTTCAAACTGTCCACTGGGAGGTCTTCGGACCTCCTTTTTAGTATAATGGAACCATACGTTAGGGGACAATGAACACTCCAAATTGGCAACACCACTCCAAGAAGGAGCAGAAGCGGAAACTGAAACCGCAAGCACTTCGACAAGCAAAGGCACGTCGCCAAGCACTCAAGAAGCGTCTCCAAAGTGGGGACGCTTCTTTTTATAAATACCTAAAAAGTCTTATAGAAAAATGAGAGATCAAGAAATCGTAGGATTAATGGAAGCATATTCTTCTATCTATTCACAATCGGAAGATTGTGATATTGTTTCTGAAGCTCGTGCTATGTCTCACAGTGTTGATATTTTTGATGTTATTCTAGAGCACCTAGTTGCCGAAGGTTTTGCTGATACTGAAGAGGATGCCATGTATATCATGGCAAATATGACTGAAGAGTCAAGAAATGAAATTCTTGATTTCATTGAATCTATGGCAAGTGCTAGTAGAATGAAGGAGATTAAGGAAAAGGGATTTGAACGTCCTGCTAGATCGAGAGAATTTGAAAAGAGACTTCCTGCTGAAAGAGAGTCAAGAGGTAGAGAGTTTGAGCACGGATCCACAAGATCTGCGAACACACCTAGCGAAAATCTTTCTCGCAATCGTGGTGGTGGAAAGGGTAGAGAACGTTCTCATCAGGGAAGAAACCTTGCCGACAAGCATCCAAGAGATAGTAAAGGAAATTTGATGTATTGATGGGCACTTTTTAAACTGTCCACTGGGAGGTCTTCGGACCTCCTTTTTTTGTATAATAGGTCCATACGCAACAGACCGATGACCGTTCGCCACGAAATCAAGTCCCAACTCGCCAAGCTGCTTGCCACTGAGGACTTGGTGGTTGAGCACAAGAAAGTTGAGACCGCACAGTTCAATGTGCATACTCGTGTACTGACTCTTCCAATGTGGGAAAAAGCAAGCAACACCGTCTATGACCTTCTGGTTGGTCACGAAGTTGGTCATGCCCTCTACACTCCCGATGAGAACTGGTTGGAGACACATAAGATCCCACCCCAGTTTGTGAACGTGGTGGAAGACGTTCGCATTGAGAAACTGATGAAGCGTCGTTATGCTGGTTTGGCAAAGACCTTCTACAAAGGATATGAAGAACTTGCTAACCAAGACTTCTTTCAGGTTGAAGATGAAGACATCAGTACTTATAATCTTGCAGATAAAGTCAATCTGTATTATAAGATTGGTAACTTTATTAATGTCCCTTTTGAGGATGATGAGAAAGAACTTGTTTCTTTGATTGGAGAAACGGAAACTTTCTGTGATGTACTTATTGCTGCCTCAAAACTTTACGAGTTTTGCAAGGAAAGGCAGAAAGAAGAAACCAAAACTCAGATAGATTCTCTGGAGTCTCAGCAAACTGGTAGTAACCAACCCGCATCTGAGTTTTCTGATCAACCTGAGGGTGAGAATGAGAATGATCAGGAGCAACCTAGTGAAACTGAGTCTTATGGTGGCACCGCTGAACAACAAAGAGATCAAAATCAGGGTGGTGAAACTGATGATGAACCCGAAGTCAAGACCATGGAGTCTCTTGAGGAAGCACTCAAAGACTTGGTTGAAAACGGTGGTCCTGAGAATGTCTATCTTGAGTTGCCCAAACTTGATTTGAATAAAATTATTGTTCCTAACTTGGAAATTCATGATAAGTGTAAGGAATACTGGAACTCTTGGGTGGAAGAACAGGAGTACTCTACCGAAGAAATCTTTGGTGAAGTTGATAAGAAGTTCGTGGAGTTCAAGCGTTCTGCTCAGAAAGAAGTTAATTATCTTGTGAAAGAGTTTGAGTGCCGTAAAGCAGCAGACTCATATGCTCGTGCTACTACTTCCCGTACCGGTGTATTGGATTGCACCAAACTCCACACCTACAAATACAATGAAGACCTTTTCAAAAAAGTAACAACTCTTGCTGACGGCAAGAATCATGGTCTGGTGTTTATTCTTGACTGGTCTGGTTCTATGTCTGATGTGATGCTGGATACAGTTAAGCAACTCTTTAACCTTGTTTGGTTCTGTAAGAAAGTTGCGATTCCTTTTGAGGTTTATGCTTTTACTAATGACTATCCTTTAGTTTCTTATGGTGAAGATGGTAAAGCAAATCTTCGCGAACTTTCTTATACCAAGAAAGATGGTTTGGTTCAAGTTGGAGAGTGGTTCTCTCTGATGAATATGCTCACCAGCAAAACTAACGGAAAGATTATGGAAGATCAGATGAAAAATATCTTCCGTCTTGCCACTGCTTTCCGTTACAATTCTTTTACTCGTTATCACATTCCTCATGGTTTGAGTCTTTCGGGAACTCCTCTCAATGAAACTCTCATTGCTCTACACCAAATTCTTCCTAAGTTTCAGAAGGAAAACAAACTCCAGAAAGTTCAGTGTGTTGTTCTGACTGATGGTGAGGCAGCAATGCTTAAATATCATCGCGAAGTTCAACGCCATTGGGAACAAGAACCATATATGGGAACATCTCACATTGGACCTAATGCATTTTTACGTGATCGTAAAACTGGTATGAGTTATTCTCTCATGTGTGAGTGGTATCAATTTACTGATATCTTACTTCGTAACCTCCGTGACAAGTTCAAAGATATCAACTTTATTGGTATTCGAGTTCTCGAATCTCGTGATGCTGGTGGTTTTATTCGTCGTTACTGTGGATATTATGGACCAGATTATGAGAAGACTATGAGTATTTGGAGAAAAGAGAAAGCATTTACCATCAAGAAATCTGGTTACAATGCTTATTTTGGTATTTCTGCCAATGCCCTCGCTCAGGATTCCGATTTTGAGGTTGCTGAAGATGCCACTAAGACTCAAATCAAATCTGCTTTTGTCAAGAGTCTGAAATCTAAAAAAATGAACAAAAAAATTCTTGGAGAGTTTGTGGAACTCGTTGCTTGATAAATATTTTCATAATATTAGGTATTAATAAAAATGTCTAGATTTGCAGATTTGGTAGGAAACAAAAAGGATGCGCCCGCACCCGCACCTGCTGCTTCGGCACCTGCTGCTCCAGAACCAGTAATTGAACTAGTGGTGACTGAACCAGTAGTTCAAATTTCGATTGATGAAATACTTGGAGAAGAATCTGAAGTAGTGGAAGAAGAATCTGAAGTAGTGGAAGAAGAATCTGAGGGTGAACCAGACTTATCTTTTTATGATATGACTAAGAGAGAACTAGAAACATACGCCAGAACTCTTGGTCTTGAACTAGATCGTCGTCACAGTAAGTCTGCATTAATTCGAGAGTTGACAGACTATCTTGCCAACTAG